GTAATTGGAAGAAGGCTGATATCTAAGAAGCATAGCTTATATCAAAGAGCTGACTGGCTTCAGGGATATGATGAAGCTGCTACTTGGTTTTGCAATGAGATGATAGATCAATTTGATGAAGCATTCCTACCTACTCAGAAAGCTATGAATAAGAAAGAGCAAGGATTAGGATTGATAAAAGATCAGCTGTTAACAGATATGGTAGTGATATCAGATAGATGCCAGAGTCTGATCAGTGAGATCAAAAACTATATTAGAGATAAGCATGGGAAGATTCCTAAAGAGAAGGATCACAATATAGATAACTGGAGATATATAAACTCACTACTTAATTATGATATGAATAAGGCAAAAGAGCCTGCAAATATAGAAGAAGAGAATAAGGAATGGAAGCCTTACTATTCAATGGAAGAGGATTTCCAGAGTGATATGGAGCAATGGGGGATATCAGAAGATGAGTGGTAGTGACTTCCTTAATGATAACAGTCTAATGATCAAGGTTTTAGAAGATAGATATGATAAAATGGCTAATTATTGCCAGGTAAAGATGGATGAGCAGGACTGGCATGGAGTGATGGATGCAGCTGTTGACATCAGGGAAATATTAGCTGAACTTGAGATAAGAAAGCATCTTGAAAGATATTCAAAGGATCAATAATGCCAAAGTATTCACAAAGATCATTAGCAAGACTCAAAGAATGTGATGATAGGTTAGTAACCCTATTCATGAATGTTATTAAGAAGTATGACTGCTCTATATTAGTAGGTCACAGATCAGAAGCTGATCAGAATGAAGCCTATGATCAAAGGAGATCTAAAGTTCAATGGCCAGATTCTAAGCATAATAAAAAGCCTTCTTTAGCTGTTGACGCAGTTAGATATGAAAGAGGAATAGACTGGGATGATACAAAAGGTCACTATCACTTTGCAGGGTATGTAAAAGGTATTGCAGATGCAATGGGAATTTCCATAAGATGTGGCTGCGACTGGGATGGGGATAATCAATTAAAAGATCAGTCTTTCAATGACTTGATTCACTTCGAGCTGGTTGATAAATGACTAAACAATGTACCAAATGCAAAGAAATCAAAGAACTTGATCTATTCAAAAAAGCAAAAAGCAGGAAAGATGGAAGATGCTCTTGGTGTAAAAACTGTCATTCAAAAGATACTGTGCGTTATCAGAAAACTGTTCCAGAAAGAGTAAGATTTAATAAGAGGAATTGGGATTTAAAGAATCCTGAATCCAGAAAGAAATATAAACAAAGAAGAAGAGAGAGAGAAAGGTTAATTAAGTTTGGGGATCAGAAAATAGTTAGAGAATTTTACAAAAAATGTCCTAAGAATATGGTAGTTGATCATATAATTCCTATTTTTGGAGAGAATGTATCAGGATTGACTGTTATAAATAATCTGCAATACTTAACAAAGTCAGAAAATTGCATTAAAGCAAATAAATTTGAGGATTAAACATGACTCCATCAGATTATACATTAATATTGTGTTTTGGCTTAGCCTTCATAATTCTAGGCTTGGCTTTAGGTATTGCTATCATGGCTTTGATAGAGGTAAGAGCCTTACAAAAGTCTACCCATAATATCCAATATGTTCCATTAGAAGAGAATGATGATACTGTAGAATTTAACACTCCTACTCCAGAAGAAGATGATGGAGTAAGAACTAACACAAAAAAGAAGTTAACTCCTGAGCAAAGGATTGAGATTAATGATGATCATTTCTTATTTGGAGAAGCTGAAGGATTAGATTAAGTTCCCCTGCTCTTGGCAAGAGGGGGAATAGATGAGTATATGGTCATTTAATGATGTTGAGCAGAGTTCTCAGGCTAATGCAAAGCCTATCTGGGCTCTTAACTTAGATGATAATTCAGAAACAGGCCAGAAGGAAATTCTTAAATGGCTAGTTACTGAGATTGAAAGGCTAAGACAGGATAATAGAAACAGAATCAATGAGATTCAAAGGCACTATAAGCTCTATAAAGGTGTCTCTAATGACAGACTTCACAGAAGAAATGCAGATAGAGATGATGAGTATGAGAGAGTTCAGGTACAAAGAAAAGTAGTAGTAAATCACTTATATGATTTAACCGAGCAGCACGTTTCAAGGACTGCTAAGTATGCTCCAGCTGTTCAATTCCTACCTACAAATGATGAGTTTCATGATAAGCAAGCTGCTAAGCTAGCTAAAAGACTCTTTGATCATGTTAAATACGTTGAAAGACTTGATAATAAGGTAAGAAAGACTACCAGATATACAAAGGTAGCAGGGGAAGGATATCTATTTATTGAATGGGATCCTGATAAAGGCCCTGTTCATAAGGATTATCAAAAGGCTTTAGAGCAATATGGAGCTAATAAGATTCCTCAGATGGATGAGAATGGCCAGCCAAGACTAGATGATAAGGGAAATCCTTTATATGTAGAAAAAGAAGTTCATGTAGGTGATGTATGCTACAAAGTAGTAAGACCTGAGAAGCTAGTATTTGAGACTCGTAAGGACTGGGAAGAGGTAGACTACTTCTTTCACTTTGAAGAGAAGATAGTAGATAAGGTTAGAGCTGATTATCCTAAGAAAGCCAATGAGATCAAAGCTAATCTAGATGAGAGAGTAGAAGAATACTATGATTTCAGTGATAAGAAGAATAAATCAGATACTCAAGTAATTACTTTCTGGTTTAAGCCTTCTAAATACCTTCCAAAGGGTAGAAAGATTGTATTTACTCCTGAATGTTTACTTGAAAATAAGCCCTATCCTTATGAGCATAATGAATGGCCATTTGAAAAGCTTACTGACATTGAGATTCCTGGAGAACTTCATGCTAGAAGCTTCTTCACTAATGCTAGACAGCTTACAGCTCAGATTAACAATGTAACCACAATGGCTATCAGAAACTTGAAGCTATGTTCAGCTCCCAAGTGGTTTGTACCTAAAGGAGCTGTTAAATTAAGCAGTTTGAATAACAATACAGGAGTAGTTCAGTATCAAGGGCCAGTTCCTCCATCATTGAATGTTCCAAATACCATAGCTCCAGATCTATTTAATATAAGAACTGAGTTAAAGCAGGATGTTCAGCAAATCTCAGGAGTCTTTGGAGTAAGTAGAGGGGAACCACCTGCAGGAGTTAAGGCTGGAGTAGCCCTACAGTTCCTAAATGAGCAGGAGAATGAGAGACAGACCTCTTTTGTGGCCAAATACAATGAGTTTATAAGAAGAGTAGCCTCAAAGACTATTAAGGTATGTTCTCAGTTCTATGATGAGTCTGATGAGAGAACCATTGCTATCATCGGAAAGAATGATGAATACTCCAGAGTTCCTTTTGATGTTGAAACTTTAAGCAGAGAGTTTGATGTTCGTATTCAAAACTCTTCAGCATTGCCTGAATCTAAGGCACAAAAGATCCAGACAGTTTTAGATCTATCAGAGAGATTCCCTTCTTTAGTAACAGAAGAGCAGGTAGCTGATATGATAGATATTGGCCAGCCTGATAAGTGGTTTGATGAAGCCACAGCTGCTACTAGAACAGCTGAGAGAGAGAATGAGCAGCTGATGGATGGGGAAGGTATTGTAGCTGAGGAGTATGAGTATCATCTTCAACATTGGAGAACTCATGTAACTGAGATTCAAAAGCCTGGCTTTAGATCTTTACCTAAGAATGTTCAAGAGGCTCTTCAAGATCATGTAATGACTCATGAGATGCATATGGATGCAATGGCTAAGAAGAATCCAATGTATCTACAGCAATTACAGATCTTACCTCAATTTCCTTTATTTTATGTACCTGATCATTTGGCACCTAAGCCAAGTGAAGAACCAGTCTTAGATCCTACAATGGATGCAGGAGCAGGAGAAACTAATGCAAAAGTTCAAGCTGCCACAGCTCAAGAGGAAGCTAAGATGCAGGAGGAAGAAGCTGATGCCCTGAAGGAAGCTGAATTTGAAGTTCAGATGTCAGGGAATCAACCACCAATGGATCAAATACAGTAGTTAACAAAGAGGGGGATGACTCTGCTCAAAGAGTATCCCCTTTCACATTAAGGGAGGATTAAATGGAAACTACTCAAGTAGAAAGTGCACCTGCGCAGGACTCAGCTCCAGTTATGGATGCTCCAGCTACAGAATCAACAGCAATAACCGAGGGAGAAGTATCAGTAGACATGGGAGGTAGCTTTACCTCATTCGATGACCTCGAAGGATTAGAGGCTCATGCAGAAAAAAAAGCAGAAGATGAGATAAAAGCAGAAGCTGCCAAAGAAAAAATCAAGGAAGATTTAAAGCATGAAGAAACAAAGAGTGATGAAGAAAAGGGCAAGGAACCAGAAAAACAGGGAAAAGGAACTGAAAAAGAAGAAGAGGTTAAAGCAGAAGGAAAAGAAGATACAACAGGAAAAGAGCCCGAAAAAGAAGCAACAGCTGAAGAATCAAAGAATGAAAAGGTCCGAACTATTAAGGCTACTGGATCAGATGGGAAAGAATTAGAACTTAAGTCTGATACAGTGTTCAAAGCCAAGGTAGATGGGAAAGAAGAGGAGGTAAACCTCCAGGATGCGCTTAATTCATGGTCTGGCCATAAGGCTGTTGACAGAAGATTTAATGAATTAAACCTAGAAAAGAAAAATTTCCTTGAAGAAAGAAAATTAGTTGACGATAATGTAAATGAAATCTTCAGGCTCGCAAATGAAGGTAAAGAGCAAGAGGCTTTATTCAAATTCTTTGATAGCCTTGGGGTAGATCCGTTGCAAGCAATGGGAAATCTACGAGATACTTTCATAGAAGAGGCTGAAAAACTATCCCAGATGACTCCAGAAGAGAGAGCTTCACATGAAGCAAATCTTAAAGCTGAGAGACTGGAAAAAAGAGTTGAGGCTTACGAGTCTCAGGAGCAGAAAAGGGCCAGCCAGGCCGAACTTGAACACTCCATTAAAGATGTAGCGACTAAACACAGTATCGAAGAAGGTAAATTCTTTGATGTTGCTGAAGAATTACTCGCTTTAAAAGCTGAAGGGAAAATTGCTCAAGAAGTAACCCCTGAATTAGTAGCCCAGGT